AAATCTGTGTATGCAGGCATACTATCCGTCGCTTCGTGCTCGACTTCTTCGATGTTCCTTCTTTCCATAAGAAGCCCGTTTCCGATCACTTGCAGCTCTTCAGGCCGCGTGGCACAATGTTCTACTTCCCAATTGGTCATTGTTGGTCCTCCTGTCTAATTTTGATATTATTTGCTTTAATTTCTTAATGCTCACATAAGGCTTAATTCTTGTTAAGTAACAATCATAAGTATCACTACAAGAGAACCAGCCCATATAAGAAAGAAGCGCGCTTATGTGCTTTTTGTAGTACATAATACCGCGTTGCTTCTTTTCGTGGAGTCTTTTGGCGAGCCTGGTGGCTTTTAACATTATTTCTTTTCTGATGATCGTTCTATCACGAAAGAAAAGAAAGCCAACAAAGTCAAGAGGTCTGCCTTTGCCCCTGTAATCAAATTTACAAACTTGATAATTTCGTTTAAGTTTGAGCCTGTACCGCTGACCGAGGAAGCGTTTGATCTCTATAATCGCCGCGTGTAGCTTCTTTTTGTTGTCGCTTCCTAATACGATATCATCCATATATCGGATCGTTTTCTTTAACCCCAGGAACTCGGTTATAAAATAGTCAAGAGGCTCAAGGAAGTAATTTGCTAACCATTGTGAAATATAAAATCCTAACGGTAAGCCTTTCTTAAACTCGGTAAGGCATCTTTCGATCACATAAAGGAACCAATCGTCTTTTATGCAATAGGATAATTCGCGGAATAAGGCGTCTTTCCTGACACTGTCGTAAAAGTGTCTTATATCCATCTTTGCAAAATACCGGAAGCCCTGACCCTCTCGGATCCATCGTTCGATCTCGCGCTTTGCGGAATGTGCTCCCCTGTCGGGTAAACTTCCGTAGGTGTGTTTATAGGCTGTACTCATAATGACAGGCGATAAAACCTGAATAATGATATGATGCAGCCATTGTTCAAAGATCTCCGGCATATAAATGCGTCGGATCTTTCCCTTTTCGTTTATGTATTTCGGCTTCTTTCTCCTGGGATAGAAACCAAGTTCCGGGTGGTCGGCGTTTGGGCGGGTGTTTAGAATCATTGTCCGCATCCGTTCCGCCTCTTCTTCGTAATGAGCGTCGATGTAAATAATCTCTTGCCGTTTGGTCTTTCCTTTGCGTAGCTTCTTATATGCTCTTTTGATTAAATCCTTGTCGAGCATCTTTTGATACAGATATTTGTACTGTTTCGCTCCTTTGCCTGTAAACTCTATATACTTTCGCAAAACATAACTCCTATAAGGTATTTTTTCTTCTATCTCCTGCGCACGGTAGGTGCGACCGCTTTACCGTGCGCCCTGTATCGGATTTATTTCCACTCCCCGAACCGATAACGGTGGTTATAAGGTATTTCAACCTTCTGTGGTGTAGGATTTATCGCCTGCTTTTGGTTACTATTCCGAAATAAGATATAATACGGAGGCGCCGATGTTCCAGTTCGCATTCGTCGCATCATTGTTCAGATTCAAGCAGCGCAAGCCGTCATTCCGCCCATTGTTGCAATTGCCGAAACGTAGGCCCACTCGAACGCCCGAAGGCGCAAGCGAAAACCCCTAAAATATTTCTATAATAAAGCTACGCGGGGGAAGGCCCCCGGACCCCCTATGCGGCTACGCCGACAGGTGGCATCAGAAGAACGGAGGCGCCGATGTGCCAGCGCGCATCCGCCGCACCAATGTGCAGATACAAGCAGCGCAAGCCGTCAGTCCGCCCACCGTCGCAATTGCCGAAACGGAGGCCCACCCGAACGCCCGAATTGTTCACATATAAACCGTCACAACCGCCCGTATGATCTGTGCCAAGGCAAGGGCGAACGCCTTCTGAGCCAAAGCCAGGAATAGTTCTGAATACGTTCGGATATTCCCAACCGCTGGATGCTGAATCAAATTTAATTCCCGTTGCGTCGTAGGTTGCGCCCGTTAAATCGTAAGTGTAATGCTTCGAAACCTTCTGAACGCCGTCAACAAGAAGCGTGTAAGGATCACGCTGATATTGCTGATAAGTGCCTAAAACGATAGAGTGGAAGATTTTGTTAAGGCTTGTGCCTGTGAAATTTCCGTAGAACTGACCGCCACTAACAACCGCGTTTTCTTTTACGCCTTTATAAGTGTCGCTTGCGTTATAACCTGACATATTGCCGTAACCAAGAGCCGCCTGTAAGTCGCAATTCTTGGTAAACATCAGCAAAAGGTCGGTGATGGTTTTAACGATAGCGCCGCCAAAAAAGCGTGCCCTTGATGAGAAATTATCAATAGCGGTTTTCTCGTTTGCGGTTGTGGTGCTTGCGGAAGGCTGTGTTCCACTCAAAGAACGCATTTTTGTGTTAGTGTCAATAAATCCGTAGAACATCGGGATCCATACGCCTTCGAGTTCGTCGTTGCCGTCTATGAAGCCAACCGCCTCAAAGCCTTCTCTCGGAGTGGGTGAAAAAAGGACGTGTCTGTCGTTTCCGAGCATTTGTTCAAACTTGTAAATCTTCGGGAGCCAAGCAAAAGCGCCGCCGTTGTATGATGTGTTTGCAACGTCGGAAGCGGTTACTCCGTCCTCTTTCTTTGTGTAATCGGTTTCGCTTAAACGATAGTCGGGTGTGCCGTCTGCTCTAACCATCCAAGGTTTATTCCCCACAATGGTCGGGAAGTCGCCCCAAGAGCCATAATTTGCTTGACCGTTTGCATCAAGGGTTAAAGGGGTAAAGCCTTTGTTCATCCCAATATACTCGATTCGTTCTGTGGGTGAGAGCGTGCCACAATGCTCGATAAAGCCATAAACGCCATCGGCTGATACGATATCGAGGATCTTGTCGGTGTTGACTTTGACCGCGTCAAGCGTGGGCTTGTCGGCGATATAAATTTTTGACATTATACAACCTCCTCATAGTAAAGTAATGCGTTATCTATTCCGAGCTTGTAGGTGTCGCCCGTTGTATCGTCGACAAGGTACTCTGCCCGGCTATTGATCTCTTTGAGCGCGTCTGCTGTGTTTGTAGCGGCTATATCCGTTCCCGTGTTATCGAATGGGGTTTGCTCGGCGGTTTGGACGCCGGAGCGGCCAATGTAAACCCAATAGGTGCCGTCATACTGATAGTAGTTCGTGAAGCCTGCTTCACCGAAAGCGACTACATTGGTCCCGGTGGGGGTTGCGGAGCCGCCGAAATTGACATTATAAAGGCCGGAGCTGTTGACGTTTAAGGAAATGGGGTTCGCGTTGGATGCTTCGTAGGTGTTTGAGTAGGTGAAACGAACGCCAACGATCACGCCCTTGCGGAGCTCAAAATTATCCTCGTTTGCAACGGTGACAAGCTTGTTCTGCTCGGCTGCCTGGGTGTTACAAGTGCCAAAGAAAGCGCCTGCGGCTGCATCCTGTGCGCCCTGGGCTGATATCTGCCAATAATCGGGGTCGGTGGGCGGGTTGCCTGTTGAGGTGGCAACCTTCAAAATATAAGAGGATCCCTGATAAAAGACCTGGTCTAAAAGGTGATACTCGGTCGCTGAATTATATGCTCCGCGAGGGATAATAAGGACCCTTCCTGCAATTGCGCTCATACTGTTACTACCTCCCATTCAAGATTCCCGGTCGTGTAGTTGATCGAGAAATCGTAAAGTGTGTCGTTGGTGTATTCAAGGTTCCCGGTCTCAAAATTGACGGAAAAGACCGTGTTGTTTGCCGCGATCTCGACTTGTTCCAGGATCCCGGCTGCATCTTCTTTTGACTGCTCGGCAGCGCTGGCGCTGTCGGCTGACTGTCCGGCATAATACTTTGAGTTGTTGTTGTATCTCGGATCCGTGGGGGGTACATCCACGCCGTTTATCTGACCCACGCCCCAAGCTTCCGCGTCGTGGGCGCTGTTGAGGGCAGCGCTTGCGGCGTTTTCTGCCTTGGCTGACTCGACTCTAATGTCTGCCAGGAAGTTTGGCTGGAGTTTATCTTCTGTGATGGATCCGTCGATAACTGCTGCCGTGACTTTTCCGCCTGTTACGGCAAAGTGAATGGTTGCGGTGTCCTGAAACTCGTATTCTGTAATCAGGGCACTTAAATCGACGTATTTGGTGGACCCGTCGGAAAGATAAAGAATCAGGCGCTCTGTTACGGGGTCATAATCAAAGTTAACAGCCACTTTCTCGATATCGGTGTCAATGGTCGAGGTGGTGTTGTTTTCGTAAGTGATAGTGAAAGTGCCCGTGTTTTTGTCAAAGGTTACGCTTTTAACGGCTGTTAAAAAGTCCGCCTGGTTCGCTTTGCTCGTATCAAAAGCAACGACACGGCTGTCTACCGTGTCGAGGCCTGATTCAATGCGGTTTAGGTTTTGGGCTTCGAGGGCCGTGTCTGTGCTTGGTAGGTTGTACCAAGTTATGCGGCTAAACGCTTTCTGCATCTTCTTTTTTCTCCGCTTCTTCCGCCTCCCGCAAGATCTCCTGGTTGGAGAGGTTGGTCATCTGTGCTTCAAGTTTTCCAAGGATGACCCGCTTAACTTCTGCGGGAAGGTCGGAACTGTTCAAAACGTTCATCAAATGGTTTTCAAGATTCCTGATCGCTTGGTTCATTGGTGTCCTCTTTTACAAGCATCCCGCCTGTGGGGGTCTGATAAGCTACGTCAAAGCCTGCTGCCCGGAGTGGTGTCATTACCTCGTCGAGCTTCTCTTTGGTGTCACAATAAATGGTCCCATAGTATAACATTTTTTATCCTCCTTTAACTGCCCGTCATAACGACGTATTGCGTTCCGTTTATGGTCATCGGGGTCCAAGAAGCCGTTCTTGAACCGAAAGAAAAAGCTCCGCGAGCAATCAATGTGTTACCGCTCAAACCTGTTGTGGCGTATATACCGCTACAATTGATTGTCTTTGAAGCAAAAGAGTTGGTCGCCAGGGTGTCCGCGTCGATACGTGCTGCGGATATGGTGCCGGATGTGATCTGACTTGCCGAAATGGTCAAACTGTATATTTGGTCGGCGTATATAGTTTGCGAACGAAGGTCTCTGGTCTTTAAAAATGTTGTGTTTATGTCGTTGGCCGTTAGATAATTTGTATTCAAATAACCAAACGTTGCAAAGTTACCGTTTACATAGGTCAAATCGGCTTTTTGCGCTATCAGGTTATTTGACCGGGTCACTTCGGCGCTGATCTCGCTTGCGATAAGGTTGTTTGTCCTGGTTGCTTCCGCGCTGATCTCTCGTGCCACAAGGTTATTGGTGCGGACCGCTTCGGCGCTGATACTATTCGCCACAAGGGTATTGGTTCTCGTTGCTTCGGCTTGAATACTATTTGCGACGAGGGTATTTGTCCTTGTAACCTCGGCGTTTATCTCGCTTGCCACAAGGTTGTTGGTGCGGATTGCTTCGGCCTGTATGCTATTCGCTACAAGGGTATTTGTCCGAACCGCTTCACTTGCCACCAGGTTATCTGTGTAAATATAGTTCTGCTGGATCTCGTGGGCGTTTTCTTCTACCCCGTCGGCGTTTCGGGTGATCTGTGTTTCTGCGGATTCTCTGTAAATCGGCTGCTTCTTTTGGGAGTTGCAGCGGTATTCGTCCTCGATAGCCTGGATCCCTGACAAGGTCCGGGAGAGAATATAGCTTCGAACGATGTTCTTTTTCGTGTTAATGAAAACCGCGTCGCCGCACTCGATATACGGAAGGCCAACGGCTCGGATTTGTGAGGGTACGAACCAAAGACCCGAAACCTGTACAAGCAAATTTTGTGCCGCCAGGTTCATATCAACGGCCCAGGCGAGAGGGTTGTCGCTGATGGTTAAGGGGTTTGTGAGATCTCCGAAGGACCCCTCTGTCGTTCCTGATGATCCTATGATTTTTACCCCGGTAATGTAATCAACCTCAAAAGGTTCGTACTGAATAGCGGAGTAAATGGAACTTGCGTCAATGTTGGCGTTTTCTCTTGAAGGGAATAAATCGGGCGAGGGGTAAAGGTCAACCGCCGGATATAAGCCCTTTGTGATGGGGGTTATCTGCTTATATTTAAAATAACCGTAGCGGTCGAACTGACCGAAAACGCCGTTTAACTGACAGATATATTTGATTATCTGTCCGCCTGTGATCTCTTCGTCGTCGATGGTCTGCCCGGTCATCTGCAAATCATCGTTCGGGAGGCTGATGGCTCGCTGGCTGATTCCCAGGTGGGAAAAGAAAGCGTCTCGGAAGCTCTTAACCGTTCGAGGGAAAGAAAGATTCTTATACCAGGCTGTGACGTGGCGCTCGTTTATCTTGCTGACGAGGGGGTCGTAGCACTCGAACCGAGTCACGACGTCTTGATGTGATTGGTTGTCCTGGGTGTCAACGTAACCATAAAAAAGCGGAACGGCTGCCTGCGTACCGATAGCAATTTGAGCCGTGACTTTGTGCCCGCGGAGATCCTGGACGATGTCGGCAATTTCAAAAGAGAACCGGGAAGCAATACAGCCCGTAAAAGAAAGCACCACGTCCTCGTTGAGCGCTTCTTCAAGTGTCAGGCTCTCGGCTACAATGTCCGCGTTAGTTATGGTTATATTGTCGTCAGGAAAAGAGATCGTGAGGGTCTTGTCCTCGGTTGAAATATTCCATTTTGCTTTATTTGCTGCCGAAATATTTATCATTGTTGCTCAACCGTTACTTTAAATTTTGGGGTTCTTAATTGAAGGTTTGAGTCCTGGGTGAGTCCTGCTTCAAAGGTCATAAAGCAATTGGCGGACTCTGCCGCGTTCTTGTTGTTTAAAAACAAGGTGGGAAGATAGGTTCCGTCGGTTGCCTGGGCGCTTGCGAGTGCGGTCACAAAGGCGGCGTAATCACTTTGTTTTATGAACTGCATTTCAAACTCGCCCCGGATCTTCGAGCGGGTGGCATAACGATGCTTTACATAGTTTGCGTCGGTCCATTCTTCGAACTCTTCCACTTTGTTTACTTTGTATGAATCTTTAATAATATGGGCGGAGTAATTAACCCCGCCCAATGTGAAAAGATTTAACATTATATGCCTCCGAGGGCTTTGGCTTGCCTGAGTTCTTCTGCTTGTAAAGCTCTGAAAAGGTTGGAAATATTCGGCGCAAGCTCGACTTTAACGATTGTCTGCCCGCCTTTGATGATGGAATTGTTGATACTGTCAAGGCGCCCGGTTACGGCTGAATCGTTGTAATTAACGTTGACCTGGGTGCTTGATTCGATCTTATTTCCGAGGGCGGTGAGGGGTGCGTTTAGTTTGTCGAGGTTGTCGGTTATGCCTTTACTCAAAAGCTCGATAAAGTCGGGCATATAGGTGCTTGCATCCGATAAGGGGCCTTTGTCCGGCTCGGAGAAGTGCAAGAAGTCGGCGATAGTCTGTGCAACGTTGCCGACGGCGTCTTTTACCTTGCCGATTGTGTCCTTTATGCCCTGCACAAAGCCATTAATCATATCAGCGCCCCAGTTCTTGGCGGCGTTGACGATATCCATCATTTTTTCTTTGATTAAATTGCCAAGGTCGGAAAGTTTGCCGTTGGTGAGCTTGTCGAGGACCTTGAAGCCGTCGGTAAAGTGTCCTTTGATACCTTCCCAAGCGGCAGCCATAGCGCCCTTAAAGCCTCCGCCGTTCTTTTCAAAGGCGGATTTCATAGCGGCGAGGCGTTCTTCTGCGACCTCTTTTGTCGCGGTGAGGGCTTTGTTTGTGAGTTCTTTTATTGCCGTAAACTTTTCGGAAGCGGCTTCTTTGATCTTAGAAAAGGCTTCTTGTGCCTTTTCTTTCATTCCGTCCCACTTCTCGACGGCCTTGTCGTGAATATTAGTGAAAATCTCTTGTGTTTTTTCTTTCATCGCCGTGAATTTCTCGGCGGCGGCGTCCTTTATGGCGTTAAACTTTTCTTTTAGGCCTTCCCAAAGGTTGGCGGCCCATTCTTTGATCTCTTCCCAATGCTTATAAAGTAAAACGCCTGCTGCCGTAAGGGCGGCTATTGCAGCCACGATCCCGGCGATTGTAAGCACAATAGGGTTGGCGGCGATTATTGTATTAACCGTGGTAATTAGCGGGATAATGTTTGAAATCGTGCCCGCAACCTTGCTGATTATGGCGGCTATGGGTGAAATAACAGCCACAACCGATGCGATTATAGCAATAATCTTGACCGCTTCCGGGCTTAACTTGGATATAAAGCCCGCGATCTTCTCGATCACTCCGGCGAGCATTTCAAGGACGGGAGCCAGGGCTTCTGCCGCTGAAACGGCTGCTTGTCCTAAAGAGCCCGCAACGGTGGCTTTTAACTTGTCGAGGGTGTCGTTTAGGGCGTTGGCTTTGTCTAAATCTTCCTGTGAGACAATAAGCCCTTTGTTGGAAGCTTCTTCTCCCAGGGCTTTCATCGCGGCCCCGCCGTCGTCAATGATCCCGGCGAGTTCGTCGGCGGACTTGCCGAAAAGGTCCATCGCTACTATATCGCGCTCGGTCTCATTCTCGATCTGTCCGAGGGCGCCGATAACGTCGTAAAAGATCTCTTCGGTGTCTCTGTATTCGCCGTTGGCGTTCTTTGTTGCGACCCCGATCTTCTCGAAAGCGTCTGCGTTCGAATCGAGGTTCTTTTTCATCTTGCGAACCGCGCCCGTGATGGTATTAACGTCTACGTCCACCAGCTCGGCGGCGTACTGCATCTTCTGAAGGGCTTCGGTTGACAAGCCGGACTGTTTGGAAAGAGTGTTTAACTCGTCGGCGTTCTGCGCGGCTTTGACAGCCATTCCACCAAGAGCAACAACCACGCCCCCGGCGGCGGCTGAAATGGCTTTCGTCTTTTCTGCTACCTGGGCGGCGCCTTCTGAAACCTTCTTTGAAGCGGCGGCCATCTTGTCGGCGGTGGTGACTGTTTTCGACATTTCGTCGTTACATTCTTTTGCCGCCTTTTCAAGTTGTCCGAGGCTCTGCTCTGTGGCGATGATCTCGCGCTCTAAATTTTGGTAGGCCTTCGAACTCTCGTCGACGCCCTCGGCTTTCATCTGCGACTGTGCTTCTTTGAGGGTTTTGAGCTTCTCGGAAGTATCGCTAACAGCCTTTGCAAGAAGTTCTTGCTTCTGTTTCAGGAGTTCGGTGTTCTGTGGGTCGAGTTTTAAGAGCTTTTCAACGTCTTTTAGAGCCGCCTGGGTGTCCCGGATCTCTCCGTTTACGCCCTTTAAAGCGCTCGATAATTTAGTTGTGTCTCCGTTAATTTGGAGGGTTAAACCTTTAACTCTGTCTGCCATATCTTAAAACCTGTCGAAATCGGCTTGCGAAGCCTTTTCCTGGTATTTGTAATCATCGTTGACGGCTTCGGTCATTAAATCAATGACAAAGCCGACTGTCAGATCTTCCATTTCGTCAAGGTTTAGGCCCATCTGTTTGGCTCGCAAGAAGTAAACGGCTGTGTTTATTTCGCGTTCCGTGGGCCTTTTGGGTTTTTTGCTTTCGACCCGGTCTTAACGTTTTGAAGATAAAAAGAAATGATATCGGCGGAAGCGTTGACAAAGGCCATCGGGTCCTCGAACTGCTCCAACCATTCAAGATAATTGTCAAAAGAAAGTCTTTTTGTCTCGCCTTCGGCCTGTCTTGCCATAATGTAAGCCATCTGCGAAACGACGCCGAGATATTCGGCGTTTTCAGTGCTGATCTTTCCGAGTGTGTTCAAAAGATCGCATTGAAAAGTCATTTGAAATCTAACAGGCGTTGCGGCGTTGGCTGCTAAAGTCAACGCCTTTTCGCCTATCATTAACTCTTTTTGCATAATGGAACGGCCCTCCATTGTTTAAGTTATTCCGCTAATGTTACGGTGATGGTTGCGGTGTGTGAATCCTCATCGGTGAGGGTTACGGTTGCGCCTGCGCTCGCATCATCTGCAACGGTGATGGCTACCTGGTTCTCTGTTACGGAAGCGCTAACTCCAACGGAGCTTGAAGCTGCTGTTACATCTCCGCTGTTGCCTGTAAAGGTTACAACCTTGAAACCGCCTGCTGCGATGGTTACGGCTGATTCATTTACAGCGAAGGAAAGCCCTGCGGGCTGATATACGGCGCTAAAGAAGTTTGTATAAGGGCTCTGTTCTTTCTTCACGCTAACCTTGGGAACGTTAGTGGAAAGAGAAGGAACGTAAATCATTCCGGCGGTGATATTGAGGGTCTCGGTCTGTACTTCGATAGATTCCTCTTTGGTGTTGCCTGCTACGGAAGGACGAGCCGCAGTACAATTATAGATAACGTGGCGGGTTGCCTTTTCGTCGCCCTGGAACTCAAAGAGAAGGGCGAAAGCCTTGGTTACGGCGTTTGCATCTTCTACGAGGGCGCCGTTTGAATCTACCTTGAAGCCAAGAACGTCAACCTTGAAATCGTCGGGAACTATTGCGACTTCGAGGGCTCCTGAATAGCCCGCGTTAGGGGTCTGTGTGAAATACTTAATATCATCCGCGAAAAAGTTCACGGCATCGCCCGAAGGGTCGAGCGAAAGATTAACGGCGCCGGGGATCCTTTTGGGTGTGCCAAAGGTTGCGGAGCCATCGGCTGCGATCGTTGCTACTGCATAATGTACGTTCGACAAGCCATACTTAACCTTGTTCATTTTTATACCTCCACTTCATACGTGATTAGATAACAAGATTCTGATTCGATATAGCTCTCCGAATAGTCCCAGGGGATCCCGGCGTTATTGAGAGCCGTTTCAAGAGCTTCTTCCGTTGGTGGGTCCTTCTTGGCGGTCATCAGCTCAATATTAAACGTTGTGCGCTTAAAATATGCCTGATTGTCTGCCTTGAAGTTGTCCGTTTCGTCAACGTAAAAGCATATAAAAGGCAACGCCGGAGCGCTGCCTTCTTTAAACTGTCTATATGCCACTTTGTCTTTAAATTCCGTGACAGAATTTAAAAGAGTATACATATCCGATACTGTCATAACTTCTCCTTAACTCGGTCCAGGAGCTCTTTTTGTGCCCATTCTTCAACGGGCTTGACGTGAGGT